ACCGCCGCGCTTCATACTTGAGCCTCACACACTAAGGTTCTTCCGCCCGCTCCGGGACTTTTTTCCCTGATCTCTCTCTTCGGTTCGTTGAAAAGAGGGACGCGGGCCAATGAACCAAGGTCTCTACACGACGAGATCAGGTCGGGGAGGAAAAAGTCCCGGAGTTGAATCCTCGCTCCCCTCTTGGTGTTACACGCTCTCCTTTCGCGCAGGCTGAGATGGGCCTGCCAGCTTTCGGGCACGAAGCTGGAACCAATCGCTGCAACACCAGCGCGATTCAATGGATGAGAAAACGAATGTCGGCGGGGTGGGGTAGAATGGAGCCGGGTTGAAACCCGGATGCCCATGCTGTTCCAGCAGCGTCGGCGTTCACGGCTCGCCTCATCAGGGCGGGCCGTTTTTCGTTTCAGCATCATATCCTAGTTGTCAAGGGCACGTAACGATATTCGCTTCGCGCCCATCGCTCCCCGTTCGCATGCGTGCCACGGCGCACGCGATTCTCGATCTGCATGCCGAACTCGGCGCGGCAGTCGCTGATCCGGGTCCTCCATGCCTGACGGCCGCCCACGGATTCAAAGACGATCGCCGGAATCCACTCGCCAGGATGCGCCTTGAAGTAAGCTGCCACGCGCGCGGTAAACGTCTTCGTCGTCACCGGGGCGGTGAAGTCGAGCGCCGGCTGCGTCACGAGGGCATCCTGTTCAAACGAAGCGCACCCTGCGCCACATGTTCCGCATAGGCCACGATAAACTGGTGCATCTCATCGCCCGTTGCCGTGTAGAGCACATAACCAGGCATGAAGTTGCCCACTGAATCGGGATCGCCAATCACGCGCAATCGGTAAAAGACGGCAGGCGTGCGGACCGCGTCCAACTCAGAGCCCTGCCCATCGGCCGAGACTTTTGCAAACGTCTGGATCTGAACCCAATCCATCAGCGCAACTCCTCGAGATAGTGCCGCTCGCGGGCATCCCAGCGGGCCTGTCGGTAGTGATCATCCAGCCACGCTTCCGACATCCCTTCCATCTGCACGACCGGCCGACGCCGCACCTCGCGCATCAGGAACCAGCCACCGATGAAGCCCGTCAGGATTAACAGTAATTGCATCATTTGCCACTCCAGCGCATCAGAATACGCCCGCTGCCTGGTTCCGATCCGCGCTCCGTCCCATCAGAGAACAAGCCCTTAAAGGCCAGCATGCTTTCGGCCCCGAGGCGTTTGGAGTGAAAACGCACGGTGATTTCGTGCCGTTGCAGCTTTCCGTGGCAGCCGCGCACCCCATCCCCGCAGACGGCAATCGAGTTCTCTTTCGACACGCCCCCGCCCTGACTGCGAAAGACGATTTCATGCATCGTTTCAGCAGCCATGACACCGCAGCACCGACAGATGCCCTTTTCCCGAGCGAAGACGTGCGCGCGCACCTGAGCAATCCGCTTGCGTTGAATCCGCTTCAACGGCGCCTTGATCTTCTTACGCGGCACGGGCTTCGGTTGCGGATGAATCACGCCACTTCTCCCGTCGTCGGCATCGCCACGCCCAAGATCTCCCGGGTCGCGGGATCGTAGTTCACCGGCACCACCGGCCGCCCGGTCGGCACATCGTAGCGATCCGCCAGCGAGGCGAGCCATTCGTCCCGTGTCCACAATGCGCGGCGGTCGAACTTTCCGACCTCTTGCACGATGACCGAGAACACGCCCTGCGCGGACTTCGGCCAAACAGCGCGGATGGTGGCTTGAATGATCATGGGGTCGGGTCCATTGTTTCCACACCGAGTTCTTCAGCCGCAAACCGTCGCACCTCGTTCACGAACTGGTAAAACTCGCTCACCTTCAACTTGCGCGTGCTCCCGCCCATCACGTATTCGCCCTTCACATCGCCATTCCCATCGAGCAGCGCGAGCGACTTCGGCAGGAATTTCATCTTCATCAGCTCGTGCAATTCGTTCGGCGTATAGCCCGTATGGTCCGCAAGAGCCGCGATGACGACGCCCCAATAGTAGCGATTGTGTTGCAAGCTCCGGTTTGCCTGAAGCCGTTGCACGGACACCTCGTAATGCCCATCCTTCAATGACCGCGTGAGCGTCTTGAACACGCGCTGATCAAAGCTGAACGTCCCGGAACGGGCTTCAGCGAGGACGGTGAACTCAGCCGAGATCGCGGCCATTAGAATGGGATGTCGTCGTCGGCCAACATTTCACTATGCGTGGCGAGCGGTTTCGGTGGCGGCGCCGTGGCTTTCGGCGCACGCACACGAATCCCGCCGACAAGCTTGCCCTGATACGACACGTTCGGATCGGTATAGAGCACGATGCGCTTGCCGATCCATTCGTCGGTGTCATCCGATCCGAGAATCTTCTGACAGAGCTGAATGTTCGTCGAGTTGAGCACCAGCGGCTTGTCGATGTCGGAGAACGTCAGACACCACTTCATCGACGGATCGGCCCCTTCCTGGGCCACGTTCATCTGAATACAACTCTCAATCGTGGCGAGGGCGCCGCGGCCCACATCGCTCTGTTTCAGAAACTTGCTTTCACGCATCTCGCTTGTTTTCGGCATCAGCTTCTCCATTCCTGTTCGTATTGTTCCCGGCAGGCCATCGACCCGCACGTCGGCAGATAGCCGTCTTTCACAGGTTCGATCTCGCAGACCGCGCACCGTTCGTCCCGCGTCTCTTCGCACAGCTCGCACATCGCGCAGAGGCTATAGAGTTCATCCCGCTGCGCCGGCAACTGGCCGCACTTGTGACAGAGCGGCATCCCGAGCGGGTTCGGCGGCGTCGAGGACGTCTGAATCTCCGCGTTGGCCCGACGTGCCGCATCGACCGCAATCGCAAAATAATCAGTCATCGCATCCTCCCGTGGGTCGAGGTCCATTTCGCGGCGGCGTCCAGCTTCCGCTTCATGTCGGGGTCAACGGGCGTCTCGTAGCCTTCCACCTCGAGCCAGTCCGCTTCCGTCTCTGGCTCGTCGTGCGGGGCGCCCGCGCGAATCGTGCGGCCGGCAATCCAGAGCACGCCAAGACTCACCGCCGCGATCACGATGATGGGAATCACGCCGACGTTTGTGAACAATGCAGTCATTTCGTCTCCTTCACAACAATCCGTCGTAACCGCAGATGCTTCAGCAGTCGATCTGACAAGTCGCGCTTGTTCCGAAGCACGTCGCTCAGATACTGCTTCGTGACCCCAATCGACGCCGCGGCCTCGTTCAGACTCTTGAAGTCGTTGCAGTAGGCTTGCAGTTCGTCGAGGGGGTTAACTTCGTGTGCCATGCAGAGAGTATGCAGGCAACTTGACAGGCTGTCAAGTCTTTAATTGATAGAATGTTTAGATAGGAAAGACGAGATGTATGCGCGGGAGAAATAGGTGCTACAATAGCGGCGCCGTGAGCAATCAGAAGCCCTTACTCCCCGGTGCCAGGAAGAAGAAACCGACCGTCGTGGAGGAACTGCGCGAACTGAAGCACCGCGTCCACCGTCTCGAGCACGAACTCAAACGCCAGGAACACAAATTGGAGCTTGCTGTGGCTACTGCTGCCGAACTGACCGCCTCTGTTGCCGCCCTGACTGCCGCCGTGGCCGCCTTCCCGGCGCCGGCTCCCCAGCTCATTACCCAGGAAGAACTCGACGCCGCGAAGTCTGGCGTCGATCAGGCCGTGACCGACTTGCAAGCCAAGGTTCCGCCCACGCCGTAACGTTCAGGCGACGGAAGCCACGAGTCACTACTGGACGGGGCATCCAGCTTCCCAGGACTCGCGCCTCCGTGCGCCTGAATCTCAGACGACCGTAATGCCCTCCACGATGGCATCGGGCATGATTGCCTTGAGGCCCGTGAGCGTAATCGGGGCCTGGGTGAAGAGTCCCGCCGTGGTCGTGATGGTCACATCGCCGGCCGCGGCTCGAGCGGTCGGAGACAAGGGCATCCGTGTTTGCAGCGTGACGGGCTTCGTGATCTGATTCGTGATTGTGTAGGTCGTGCCGGGGTCGAGCACGAGGATCGAGTTCGACGGCACCGCATCGAGCAACGGTTGGAGATCCGCCATTACGCCGCCTTGCCTTTCACAATGGCGTCATACCAGCCCTGCTGGGCGACCCACTGAAACCCGACATCCTTGATCGCATCAATCGTCAACCCCGTCACGCTGAACGACAGCCCGTTGCCATCGAGCACGCTGCCCGTCACGGCAATATGAATGCCCGCCGCGGTCGCCGTCGCCATAATGAAACCGATCAACGCCTGAATGTTGGAGGACGTTTCCGGCGTGATCAACGGGAACCATTTCTGCTTCTTCAGGAACTGCAACACGTAGGACATCGCCAGGCCCCACATCACCTGTTCCGGCACATGCGTCGGAGACGCGGGCGAGGGGATCGTCGTCGTCACCACGGCGGGCGTGGAGACCGTCGAGGGAGCAGGCGGCGAGCCTGGCACTTGCGTCACCGGGGCGCCCGTTTGTGTGGTTTTCTCCTGCGCCTGCACGATCCAGACGGACCCGACCAGCACGAGGGCAATGAGCCAGATCCGTCGCATGTCAATCTCCTACGAACGAACAAATGGACGTAAACGTGGTATTCCAGAGCACCCGGCGATACGTATCGACCTGTTCGGACCAGTAATCCATGCACGCGCCGCGCGTCGGCCGCGTCACGTATTCAATCAGCGGATCAGCCGCCGGTCCCCGGAGATGCCGCCACTCAATCCGCAGCGTCATGGCCGAATTACGAGCAGCACGATAATCGCATCGAGATAGGGCTTCAGCCGGGAATCCGCCGGGATCTTCGCTTCCGCATCAATCAGGGCTTGCCGGGCCGCGAGCACCGCCGTCTCTCGATTTCGTAACGCCGCCCCACGCGCGATCGCGATGGCATCCTGCCCGAAGAGACACGCATCCGCCGGCACCCACTGTTGCCAACAGGCCGCCGAGAGACCCCAGCTTCCATCGTCCAGAATCCGCACGACGTTGATCGTGCCATCGGCATTGCGGAGCGAGGCACACCCGGACAGCGCGAACACGAGCGCGAGCGGTATCAGTCGTTTCACAGCGGACTCCTAAATGGCTAACCGACACCCATCGAATGCGCCAACGGCGCCCGATTGAATCGCCCCGTCGCCTAACTTCTGTGCTTCAGATTCCGGCCAATTCGCCCAGAAGTCTTGAAACGATGCATACTCTCCCGCAATCAACTTGAGCGGCACGCCAGGCCCAAAGGCGCTATTGGTTGGCCATCCGGCATAACCCGATGCAAACCGGAACGCCAGCGAGCCGCGCACCATCGGATTAAATTGTTCCGTGAAGTTGCGCACAAAATCAGGCGACGGGACCGGCGTCCCGCCGTTCACATACCCAGCGTTTTGTACCAGCCAGAGATGCGTATAGGGCGCGACCGCTTGCCACGCCGTGCCGTTCGTCCATCCGGGGATCAGGTAATCGTTGCCCCCCGTGGGCGCATCCTGATCGGCCACCATGTGAATGCCGACCAGCGCATCAGGGAGCACCTCGCGTGCCCATTGCAGCATTCGCACCCACATGGCCGACGTGACCTCGTAGCCCCGTTCCCATCCATACGGCACCCAGACCTTAATCAGCGCCTGCGCGTCAGGGGAACGATAGATCGGCTCAAAATCACGGACGAACTGATCAAATGCATCAGGCGCGAACCCATACAGGTCGGGATAGGCGAAGTGAATCGGGCAGATCCCAGCGGCCCATTTCTCACGCATGAACGCGAACCAAGCACTCGGATTACTGCGGAAATCCACGGCCGGGTATTTGCCGTGATAGCCCTCGTCCAACATCGGGCCATCTGGACAGTGCGTATAGCGGTTGCCGTCTTTTCCGTAGGCCGCGAGCATCCGTGCCCGCGTCGGCGCGTCGAAGCTCTCTAGGTAGTCGAGTGCGTTGATGTTGTCGGGTGATCCCGGTCGCGGCCCGTAGGGAATATCCAGTCGTGCGGTCCACATGCCCCCGCGAACCGCGCACAACTGGTCGATCGTCCAGTCCACGGGAGGGTTAAAAGGGAGGGCGGTCAGAATCACCGAGACATTGATCGTCGTCGCCCCATCCCAATCCGTATAGGGGATATAGGCCGTCTGGAATCCCGGTGCGACAGCGGTTCCGTAGACTTTGTAGGGGCCGGTCGTGCCCGTGGCTTGACTGAACGGGATGTCAGCCGCATAGAAATTGGTCTGCGGCCGAATCCGAGGCTCCATCGGGCACTCGTGCAGATTCTTATCGAGCACGTAGAGCGTGATGATCGGTGCTGGGATAGATTGCCCATCCGATCCAATCGGGTTCACATTCAATTCAATCATGCTAGAATCGCCCTTTCTGGTGCTCTATGTGAGCCTTAGGCACACTGCCTATTGCCGGCAGCCGCCTCGTCATACCGCCTCCGCTGTCGGACGTGCCATCCGAAATGTTTCCCCGCACGCATTGCAATACGCCACATCGCCCGACAAGTCGATCGTCGCCTTTTGATTCCGTTCGTTCTTCGCTTCGCACCGCGGACATACGGCCGCCGCCAGCATCCGCGCCACGACCACCTGGGAATACATCGAGGGTCGATGGGGCTCAATCATCGCAACCTCAGCATCGGCCCGCTGTCGATTACGCCCAACGCCTGAATCAGCCAGAGCACGAAGATCAGCACGATGATGACTTGCACGACGGTGCTGATCGGATTACCGATATTGAACGCGGCCAGCAAGGCCCGCACAGCCCACACGAGCACGCAGAAGATCAGGAGGACGATCAGGAGACTAATGAGATTCATACCGTTATCCTTTGATGAACCGAATCCCGATCATGATCAACGACCCGATCGCTAAGAGAAACCCGACGATACCGACCGCATAGCCCCAGCCGCCCACCACGCCTTGCCGCTGTGATTCCATCTCACGCTGACGAATTTGCACCGTCTCGATCAGCTTTGTGTTGTTCAGGATCTTCTCGTCCAACCCTCGAATCAACACATCGACTTCCGACCGTGGAATCAGCGTCCGTTGCTGATTATCTAATGTGCCCCGAAACTCGTTCACGCTTTCAAAGCGTTTCTCGGTCGCCGCCTCCGCTTTGAGCACGGCCCGATCCGCAGCCGCAAGCGCTGCGCTAATCTCCGACTTCTGCCCCGCCAGTCCGAGCTCGAGCGCCTTCTGAGAGGCCAGAAAGCGTTCCTCGTATCGCTTATCGTTCCCAGAGATGACCGACAAGAGATGGTCAATCGCGGTCTCGAGCGACCAACCAGTACCACCCTGACGTTCTGGCGTCGTCGGCACGCGCGCCTGATCAGGCATTCACTACTCGTAGGGATGCTCTTGCACGAACTTGATCAGCGGCGAGAGCAGGCCCTTCGGCACCATGTCAAACGTGTCCATGATGGCCTGCGCGCATTGCTCGGCCTCTGTCGTGCTGATCCCCTTCGCGGCATGCTCGAAAAGCTTGGTCAACGCAATCTTCTGCTTCACCTTGTCGCAGCAGATCCCAGATCCGCAACACGCCGCCGGCACGTCATCGCCCATGCGCTACTCCTTTTTGCCCTGACTGAGCACGATCTTCATTAACGACTCGTATTGAATCCGCAACAGTTCCTGATTCTTGTTCGTGCGCTCCATCCCGGCCGTCGTCTCTTCCCGATATCGCTTGATCGCTTCGGCGTTTTCCCACTCAGCTTGCAAGATGCGATAGCCACCGCCTACGAGCCCAACGCACACAATCACGATGCCAACGACCTGCGTCATGGTGAAATTGATATTGGTCACGTTCGTCGTTGAACTACGATAGGCTTTCAGATTTTCACTCAGAACCGAGGTTTCGGTTTTGAGGTTATAAAAACCCAAGGCGAGCTCATCGACATCCTTGCGAAGACGTAAATGCCCTTGCTCGAATTTCTCGTCTAACAAGTCAATCTGCTGTTGTAAGAGGCCCGTGCTCGGGGGGCTCATTGCCCCCTCGTGCGGCACCAGCCGTGGTCGAGTCGTCTCCAGGGTCGCATTGGTCACAACTCCCCCTTATCCGTCGATCGACCCGATCATGCCGCCTTGCCAGTTGTTGTTAAACGGATCGGTTCGATACATCGTGTTCGTCCCGCCGTTATTGATAACCACATATTCCAGCCATGCGAAAAAATGCCGCCCGACCGTGGGCATGAGACGCGCCGTCACGACCATCGGACTCGGTACGGTCGCCACGTAGGCATAGGCCGTATTCACACCCGATGAAAACGTCACGTCGCCCACCGTCGTGCTATCGATCCCGATCGCGATCGACGCATAGGTGGACATAGCAGAGACGACCGTATTCGAGGCCCAGGCCATCACCGAGATCTCGACTAAAGACTCCGCAACGCCCACTACGACCTCGACCTGATTCGCGACGTTGGCGTTGGCTTGGCGCGTGCCATTGACGCTGTTCCCAGCCCCATAGGTCCATGAAGCCGTGGTCTCATACCGACGCAGATGTCGGCGCGTCCGGTTGTAGTAGTTCCAGAGATAGCGCTTCGCGATCGAATCTTCCGTCTGCCCACTGACACCTGTCGTGCGAAACGTCCCGAGATACCGACGTGTCAGGGCGCCCGTTTTCACGAGCACGCCATCCTGTAACACCAGTGCCGTGGCTCGGGTCGTGTCGTTCGTCCACGCGGTCAGCTCCAGCGCCAGCGTGCCGCTGTTGTCGAACACGAACACGTCATACAACGTGGCCGTGGTCGCGGGGACCACAATCGAGAGTTCCGTAAACGTCCGCTCGATCCACGTCGTCCCGTTGTAGACCGCGCAGTGATTCCCGCGAAACGGCGTCCAGAAGATCGTCGTCGCGGCTAAGACATCCGCCGTCGTCACCGGCACCGCCGTCGTCAGGGTCAGCCGCCCTTCGCAGCGTGTCGAGAGCGCCGCAGGGACGGGCACCGCGGCCACCGACACCGTCGTCGGGGACAAGCCGATATAGATCGCGCGCGCATTCGCGGGCGCCGTGAGGGTCGCGGCCCCAGCCGTCCCGATGTAATAGACCCCCCCGGGCACGATCGTCGTGAACCCGGAGACTTCCCCGCGCGTCCGAATCGTGCCTGTCGCGCCCAGCGCAATCGCGCTCTGCGTCACCCCGACTTCGGGCGAGACACTGCTATAGAGCTGGGAGGCATCCGCGAGATACCAACTGCCCGCCGTCTTCCCGCCCGACCCGTCCGAGAGATACACCGCCGAGAGGGCCGGCAAGGCTTCCCCAGCCACCCCGACGAGATCGACACCGCCCGTCACGCTCGGACTCGCGAGGATGTTATCCGCCGACCAGATTTCGACGTTATCGGCCGTCTTCAGCACGACCTTGACGCTCGAGCCAGGCGTCATGAAGAGTTCGGGGAACCGCCCAGAGGCCGCCGCTTCGACGGGGTTACTGAGGGGAATCGTCAGCCCGACATCGGCATAGACGACCACCGGCGTGCTCGTCCCAGCGACATACACATACAGGAGAGCGCCGGGGATGACGAGGCCGTCATCATCGAGCGGTTGATTCAGCGGCCAGGGAAGCAGGGTGCCTGAAGCCATTAGCGTTTCGGGCTCCTATTCCCGACACGATTCGCAATCTCGCTCGCCACTTGTTCATCCGTCATGAAGCCGGGCACCGACCTGAGCGCCGTGCCCGCCCGAAGGGCCTTGATAGCCGTCACCGCCCCTGGTGGGGTCACACCACCACCCGCGACTAATTGCGCGGCTGCGGCCTCTTCTTCCGGCGTCAGGGTGAGTTGCGCGCGTCTGGCCCAGATGGCAAGCTCGTTATAGACCTTCGGGGCAATCTTGCCGATGACCGGCGCGGGATTAGCTGGTTCAGCCTTCGGGCCGAGGACGGCCGCGAGATCCGGCGCCGGCCCAGGGTGCGCGGCGCGGTTTTCAGCCGTCAGAATCTCGGTGAGCCCCTTCGTGCTCAGGGTATTCGGCCGTCCGATGCCCGCCGGCACCGGAGGCGGTGTCTTCGGAGCCTGCACAGGGGCCTCGGAGGCCGGTTCGCCCTTCCCTGGCGTATAGCTCGAGAACGCCATCGCGGCCATGCGCGCGAGCGGTTCGGGCACACCCATACTCACCAGGGTGCCGCGCGCGACCTCGTATTTGATGGCGGGGGCCGCCTGTGAGGCCACGGACTTCGCCCCGGCCAAGACCTTGCCCGCCGCGCCGGTCGCCCCACTGACGGCCCGTGTGACGCCACGGACAGCCATCCCCGTCATCAGCGCATCTTCTGGGGCCACGCCAGCGCCGGAGTCCGTGCCAACCATGTTGCTATCAGGGCGGGGACTGTCGCCCACGACATGCACCGGCACGCCGAGCACCTTGATGTCCTTGGATGGGGGCGCCGTCTGGGCCTTCTGGAACTCGTAATATGCTTTCGATTCGGTGGGGGTCATCTTCTTGACCAACCCCGTCACTTCGGCCCGCGCCTGTGGATCCTCTGACCGGCCCTGACTATAAAGCCAGCGGAAATCATCCTCAGTGAGCGGCGTAGGTTGATCCGCCATCAGCGGTTCCGAAGGCCCTGAATCCCGGGCGGGGCCGAGGCAGGGGCTGGTGGCCCAATGATAGGCCGATCCGGCACCAGCGACGACCGATCCCGCACAAGAGCCGAGTTCTCAATGCTGTCGAGCATCGCGAGGACGTTTTTGACCTTCTGCTGCGCCGTCGCCCACGTATCCGTTAGCTTCGGGATGTCGTTCTGAATCGCCATGTCGATCTCAGAGCGATTGATCCGCAGGCCCTTACTGCCAGCGGTTGCCCGCATGGCTTGGATGGCCGATGTGCGCCACGTATTGAACGCGGCGACCTGTTCATCGGTCTGGAAAACCTTCTCGAGCTTGATGACCGGCGCGGCGATGATGCGCCCGGCGGCATTTTTCGGCACGAGGTCTTCGATTTGGCTCAGAATCTTTTGCTGATTCTGTCGGGTCGTGTCCAAATCCTGCAAACTTGAGGCGACTTCTTTACTGACTGGAATCGCCCCGGCCCTCGATGCCGCCACGCGCGCCGCGTCACGCTCACCGGCCCCATAGAGGCTCAGATCCACGAACGTATGGCCGCTCATCGTGGTCTGAATGTCTGGGGTGACATCGACGGCCTTCTCAGGCTTCGCGGGGGCATTGTCGGCCGCCGAGTAGGTGCGGCGTGCGGCTTCTATCTGGGCCGGAGTCGGATTCGCCCCATATTTCCGTCCGACATAATCCTCAAAACTCCCGATGGCGATCCGAGGCGGCTTCGGCTCAATCGCTGGCGCACTCGCAATGGGTTGCCCCGTGGCGTCGTAGCGCGTGGCGCCTGGCGCGAGCGTAAAGCCTTCGGGTAGCTTTTCTGGTTTGTCGAGCGCCGGCACTTGGGTTCCTTCGATGGGTTTCTGATCCGGACCAATCGCCATCGACCCTGGCACGGCCCGCTCGACCTTCGGTGCCCCGAGGAAATACGCCGTCATCTTCGCCACGCCTTCGGGCGTCGTCGCCATCGCCCGCAACGGCGCTGCTTGGGCAGCCGTAATCACCCCGTTCTGCTCAAAGGTATCGAGCGCACTCTGTGCCAGATCAGGATCGTTCCCGGCATCGTGGACCGCTTGGGCCGTGAGTTTGACGGAGTTCATCCGCGCCGTATGCATCTGCTGAAGGGACTGATTGATCGGCCCCAACCGTTCGACGATCGGCTTCGGATCGCCCCCGCCCTGCATGATGGCTTCCGACACTTTCGGAATGTCATAGCCCATCACGCCGTCCCCGAGATCGACGCGCGGGGTCTCTTTCAATAACGCCTGCACCGAGGCCGTCTGCTTCGCTTGGGCCTGTTGCTGGCCGATCTGCTGAATCGCGCCGGCCGCAATGGGGGCCAGTTGCTGCACCGCCCCGGCATAGGCCAAGCCTGATTGCTCCGCGCCGCGGCCTTGAATCGCGCCGATGCGGAGCGCGGCCTCGGCCGGAATCTGCCCTTGCAGGCGAATCAGATCCGCGAGACTTCCCGACCACCGTGGGGCATTGAACGAGGACTCGTAACGATACGGAGCCACCTACGCGGATGCTCCGGCGAAGTATTTTTGCCAGGCGTCGTTCTGCCAGTTGCGGAAGTTGGCCGCATCGTCCTCCCATTTGCGGAGGCTCTGCGTGTTCGCGAACTCGTTGCCTCTCTGCGTGGCCGCCATATTGGTCTGCCAGCCGGACATCAGGGGCGCGAACTCGGCCTGTGCCGTCCCGAGATTTAAGTTGTAGGTGTTCGCGGCCCTATTGTAAACGTTTCCATACTCCTGACTCGCGGCATTCTGGCCGTAATCAAGAATATCTTTCAGCGTCATCCCGGTATTCAGGATGCCCGCCCCGGCGCGGGAGTTCTCGAGGAGGTGCTGCCCCTGCCCGAGCCGAAACTGATAGCCGGGATCGTTCTGCGCCTCGGTATAACTCGGCGCCGTGAAATCCTTGAACGAGAACGTCGGCTGCGTCGGATACGGCGTATTGGCCGTGGGTGCCCACGGAGTTGAGAAGGGCGCCGTCAGTGGCCCGTAGCCAATCCCAGGGGCCGCAGGACCGCCCGTATTGCCGCCGGCCGGTGGCGGGGCAGGAGGCGCAGCCGATGGGGGCGCTTGGAACTGCGCCGCAATCCAATCAATCCCCTTCCCAGACGCATACATCTCGTCGATTTCCCTCTTATCCGGCAGGCGGTTGTAATGCTGCTGCCAGAGTTGGGAGAGTTGCTGCGCGAAGGCGTCATATGCCGGATCGGTCGCCGTCGGCGGATCGTTCGGTTGGAGGTCTGGGGCGGCCATCGGGTTACCTCACCATCGACGCAAAGGAATAGGGCGACGGCGCCGCCAAGGGAGCCGTGAGTGGAGCCATCGTCGTCGGCGTCGGATTCGCCGCGAAGGACGCAAAGGACATCGGCGCGGCCGCGGGAGCCCCGCCTCCGGAAGCTTGGGCGATCTCTTTCGCGATCCGTCCCTGCGGCCCGAACCAATACGCCGTGTTCTGCGGCGTCAATCCGCCCGTTTGCTTGATCTTGTCCGCGAAATAGCTGATATCCGTCGGCCCGCTCCCCGGTCCTGTGGGGGCGGTCCCGAGCGCCTGATAGTTCTTGATCAAGGCGTCCATGATCGGATCGCCACTCGTGGCCGTCGCGCCCAATCCTGCGGCGGGTGGCCCACCCGGCACTTGCGCCGGCGCACTCGTGAAGTTCGGATCAATGCCAGGCACATAGGCCGGGATGTTGCGCGCCGGCAAGCCAATCAACGGCCCCAGCCCGCTCATCCGCCCTTCACGCGCGGCCCACTGATCGTAATTCGCTCGTTCGGTCTGCTGGCTGTTCTGCCAGTCCGTTTCCGCCTGTTGCTTCTGAAACGCCAGCGCATCCGCCGCAGCCTTCGCCTCGAGATCGGCCGCATGCGTCGCCGCCGTCGTCTGAATGTCGGCGGATTTGCCGGCGGCATTCGAGGCAATCTTCGCCGCCCCAATCCCGCCGATGGCTGACCCCGCCGCAATCGCTAACGGAATGACCGCAGGCATCTACTTGCTCCTCATCGGAATGACGAAATGTTGACCGGGTAACGGCACGGCGCCGACATGCGTCAGGAGACCACACACCCGTTCATCGATCGCGGCGGTCACCAACCCTGGCACGCGATGCGCGCGAACCAACCGTTGCACCCCGGCCCAAAGCCGACGCCCGACACTCGTCTTGCCCCGATGGTCGGGGTGAATCCACAACCCATCGGCGTGCAGCACGTAATAGAGCACATGACAGCCGACGATTTGCCCGTCGTCTTCCACGACCACAATCGACGCCGTCGCCGGATCAAGCGTCGGCCAGATCGCCTCGGCTTCGGTATTCACAAGGCGCGGCCATTCGTCTGGCGGGAGTAATCTGGTCGTCATGACACGCGTTCTATAAGTAGATCCAACTCGAAATGCATCGGCGTGGCTCCGGTGCTGTGTCGCACGACGGCATACGTGATGTCCGTTTGTGCATCGGCCTGCGCCAGCACCGTCTCGGTCTGCACCTTGTTCGTCACATTGTCCGTATCCGTCGCCCCGGTCCAAATCACCGTCACCCCTTGCCTGACCCACGACAGCGTCACCGTTGCATCGCTGCTCACCGTCGCAGCCTGCGTGATCCGGAGCGTATAGGTGACCCGATACCGCCCCGCCTGCGTCACCAGATACGCGCTGCGCGTCGGAATGTCGGCCGACCCGTTATCCGTCGCATTGGGCACCGTCGCCGTCGCCAACTGACTGATGCTCTGCTGCGCGCGGGCCGCGAGATCATCCGTGAACCACAAGATCCACGGCTTCGCCATGAAAAACGGCTTCTTCCGATCAGGAGAGCCATCGAGTTCAATCACCGAATCCTGCAACGGCGGGGCACTGAGAAAGGCCATTACCGGCCCCCCATGCCGCGCGCCTGCACCGACGCCGACACAATCCGCGCCGGCACCGGGTCACTCCCCGTCAATTCCGGCGTCCACGAGGACCGCGTGCTGCCAAGTCGAGACCAGAAGACCGGCCCATTCCTGCGACCCATCCGTCCCGTCGATCGCGCCGATTCCGCGCCCCACGTCTGGCCCTCATCATGGCTGACCCGCAGCATCACGGTCGGGTCACTCCCCTGCCCAGACACCACGCCGAGGCCCCGTTGAATGCCCACCTCGAACCGATCGACGTAGAGTCGGCCGCCATCCGCCGCCGTCAATGCCGGGGGGATGCGCTTCCAGACAATCGGGCTGCCGTCGGCTTCGGTGCCAGACGATTCATCGAGCACCGAGATGGTCGAGGTCGCCCGCTCGCCGGTCAGATGTTGCCCGAAGGCATACGTCGTCGCAGAGGGGTGCCAGGCGTCGTAGCGGTTCTCCCCGGCATTCCACTGGCCCATCTCGAACCACGCGCCCGTTCGGAGGTCATAGACCCACGTCGCATTCGCGGCCAAGAACTTGAGCACGTAGAACGTATGCCCCTTCCACTGAAACACCAACGCTTCCGCATCGGTGATCGTCGAGGTCGCCTGATAGCGCGCAATCGCCGCTTCGACAGCCAGCGTGCTCACGGGTTGCGGGACAAATCCGCGGGCCTGCACGACAATCCCGGCCCCTTCGGCATTCTGACTCACCCAGAACACTGAATCACCAGCCGCGGCGAGCGACCGCGAGGCCGCGATGCCATATTTGAACGTCGCCCCCGCACGGGGGGCAAAGGGCATCGGGGACGTGCCGACATCCTGCCAGACATCGCCCGTCAGACTCCCAATCAACCAGAGGTCGGGCGGGTTGATCAGGAGCGCCCGCCAGCTATCCGGCGCACTCGAGCGGATGGCAAAGTTGCTCGGATCGTAGCTCGTGAAATCGTTCAGCGCGGAGACCTGAAACTTGCCGAGGTCTGAGAAGAACGGCACGCCAAAGCCGTCCAACATGCCGAAGTGCGTGACCCCACCCGTGAGATGTGGACCCGTGACCACGTTCGTCAACAGGTTCAGCACATAGACACTGCCCGCACTGACGATGGCCGCTTGTGCGCCTGTAATCCCGTTCATCACAATCGGCGTCAGATCAGCCCCGAGCGGCACGGTGCCCCGCTTGATGGTCGTGCCGTCCGCGAAGACTTCATAGACGCCCCCGCCGACGACGGCAATCGTGCGGTCGTTCATCGAGGCGAACCCGCGCATCCCCACATCGGCAACCGTCGTCCACGTCCGCGCGCCGGGCGTCGAATAGAGCGCCGGCTTCCCCGATGGCACATCGTTGGGCTCGTAGTAGAGATTAATCAGCCGCGACCCATCCGCTAACGGCGTCTGCGAGGGGTTACTCGGGCCAATGAACGACGGGTAAGCAGGCATTACCGATACGTCCCCGTCCGATAGTCATACCAGGAGCCCATGCCGCTCCCGGGCAACCCGCTATCGGCTGTTTGCAAGGTCGGCGTCTGCCGGTTGTTGGCGAAGATCCGCGCGCGAGCCTTCGACGCCAGCAAGGGCAGCAACGGCGAGACCTGAGCCAGTGGGTAACTCGGCATCAACGCCTCGCAGAGCGTCAGCACGAGTGCATCCTGATACCCCGGCGGCAACGAGATGACATCCGTCAGCCGCACCCCGGCGAGCACGATCCGAATCAGGAGATCAACCTGCTTCGGCCCATTCGGCACCGGATAGAAAAACAGGTTCCCATTCGGCCAGTTCGGCTCGTAATAGACCTCGGTCGGAATGCCCGTCAGATCCGGTTGCGACAAGGACGCATACCGGAGCGGATCGAGATAGACCTCCATCGAGGTGAAAATCCCGCCATTCTCCCACGCGGCATCCTCAATCGTCACCGGCCGCTGCGTCACGAACCAATCACCCGTCGGCCCAATCGTGTGCGGCGAATGGCCGGTCTGCCAGGTAAAGCTGACCGTCTGCGTGCAATAGACCGCTTGCCGTTCGGCGTTCCAGTTGTCAAGAATGCGGTTCAGTTCCTCAAGCCCGAAGGCTGCGTCTTCCGGCGCGAGTTGATCCAAGGCCCCGAGCACGGTCAACTTCACGAAGGCCGACTTGATGAGGTGCGCGATCGTCGGGGCCGTTGTCGCCGGGCTGATCGTCGCGACCTGAATCGTGGCCGACAAGGCCCCGGTACCGGTGAAGGTAAAGCCGATGAGCCCGAAATCCGTTTCTGAGGCTGTCGGCTCGTAGGTGTAATAGCCGTTGCCCTTCGCCGTGACCGTGCCGAGGCCGAGGACTTCGATGCCCGCATCACCAGTCACATAGACCGTGACCGACCCAATATAAGCCAACCCCGTGGCGATCAGATTCACTTGCGCGCCGCAGACCTGACCCGCACTCGCCCGAATGAAGGGACTGCTCTTGACCGTGGTGACGGGGACGGCCCCCGGCCCGACGAATGTATAGGCGTTCCACCGCCCGCCCTGCTCCGTGGAAGCCGGCGTAAAGGTGAAATAACCGTTCCCTTCGCCCGTGACCGTCCCGGCAATCGGGACCTGGGCCGCCATGTCAATCGTGGCAAAGGCTGAAACGGCTCCGGTAAAGGCCGATCCCGTCGTCGCGTCGATCAGTTGCGCGCCAATCGGTTGCATCGTTACGCCACCCGCTGATTACTATTCGAAGCCCACGCCGGTCGAAAGGCCCCAGGAATCGAGAAGCTGCCGACGGCGGAAGCTGTCGATCCGCCCGAGGCCGTGCCAATCGCACTCGCGACCCCACTGACGAACCCCACGCCATTGACGATGGCGACACCCGCCGCTGATCCGACCCGCACAAACAATTGCACGCCGACCGCGTTCACGATCGCCGTGCCCTGGCTCGTGCCCGTAGAGAATCCACTACTCAAACCATTGACCGTGGCGGCCCCGACCACGACGCCGAGCGCGATGCCGAGGCCAGCGCCTGTCGCGAGGGCACCATCAGCCCCGGCAGTATTCCCAGTCGAGGTGGCAACCGACTGGCCGATCCCGAGGATGGAGGACGTGCCCGTGACCGCACCAATACTGCCCGTCGCCGTCGCCGCTATGACGACTGCCGATCCGAACACCGCGCCAACCGACAGGGCGACGCTTTGCCCGACGGCCTGCGCGCTTGAGCCGTTGGCTGAGGCTCCGAGCCGCACGATCGTGGCGCCCCCGACGCCGGTGACGGTCGTGAAGGCCGCGACAAAGCCGACGCTGCCGACGCGGAGTAACCCATCCACGCCTGCGACACCAGCACAGACCCCGACACCGGTCGCCGCCACGGTGCTCGTCGAGGAGACGGTCGCGGCACCCGTCGCACTCGCCAACGAGGCCCCCGCCGTCGTGGACACCCCCACGGCCGTGACCGTGGCCGATCCGGCCGATGCCGCAACGGCACTATAGATCGACTGACTGAACCCCTCCACATCTGCGGTCCCATCGACCGCGCCGTCCGTTTGGGCGCTCGGTGTCAGGGTGATCGTTGGGGTCGCCACAATCGCCGCCGCGCCGTTCAACGCAATCGCCGGCACCGTGACGGTCAGCGTCTCAAGCGCTGAGATGTCATAGGACGGCACTGCTGAGAGCGTAATCGTCACGACCGTATTCGAGGTCCGCACGACGGCGGAATCTGGTATCAGCGCGCGAATGGCGTTCCAGCCCTGTGTCTCGCTCTGCGCCGAGACGATCCCATTCAGGATCGGTCGCCGCACATCAACAAACGCCGTGGACCGTCCAACGGCCGCCCCGAGGCCCGTGACGAGGCCAACGCTTTGTGAGAGTCCAGCGCCCACAGCCGTGACCGTGGAACTCCCGAGAGCCGCGCCAGGCTGCGTGCTGAGAAACTGTCCGATCGCCACGGATTCCGCGCCTGATCCGAGCGTCGAGGAGAAATTATCAAATCGGGGAAGAATCGCCGCATCGCCCGTGACCCCGGCACACCCAGGATTGCCGCTCGCAAAGGTGCTATCGGTCGCCGTGAACTTGAGTATCCCGTTCAGGTAGACCGAGAGGGTCGTGCCAACCACGCTCAGACGAATCGTGTAAAACGTGTCATTCGCGAGCGCGAGGACCACATCGTTGAGATAGGTATGCGTGCCGGCGTTGTATTTGTAGAGCGCGAGATCCGTCGAGAGCAGGCGCACGTAATAGCAGTTGCCCGCCACATCCATTCGCACGGCTGGTCCGGCATCCGTCCGGTTCAAGCCGCCCGGGGTCGGCACCTCCGTCGAGACTTCCGCGAATTGATCCGCCGGGAATAACCCGACGCGCCGCACGGCCGTCGTTGTAAACGTGCTCGACGGCTTCAGATAGAGCGAGCTCGCCGTGACCCACGGCGCCCCGAGGGCCGTCTGCCAGTCCGTGCCCAACGTCGCCCGATCAAAGGTATCGGTATAGGGGACATACGCCACGCTCGTGGCCGTCGCCCGACCCGTCGCCAGCACGCTGGCCGAGCCGCTGACCGCGCCGACGCCCGTCGATCCGGCGCTGGTGCCTGTGACCGTCACGCTCCCCGTCGCCGCGCCGACACTGACCGCCGTTGAGAGTCCGATCATCGCGGCCGTGACGAGGCCCGCAATCGAGCCGGCACTCACCGCAGATCCTTTGCCCACAGCCGTGGCCGTGACCGCGCCGCCATCGGCGCCCACCCCTACAGACGACGCACTCCCCGTGGCCGTGACCGTTGACGATCCGGTGACGGCGCCAATAATCGACACGGCGACCCCTAGCGTCGGGGTCGCAACAATATCAACCGCCCCGGTGAGTGCCGCCCCGGGCACCGTATCCGTGATGACTTCAGAGGCCGTAATGTCGTAGCTCGGAATGGCTGGCAGCGTGATCGTGACGACGGTGCTGGAGGTCCGCACGACGGCGGATTCATCAATCGTCGTCTTCACCGCATCCCAACCCGTGCCTTCCGCTTGCGCGGAATCCAGGCCGTTCAAGATCGCGCGGCGGAAGCTTGAGAACGACGCCGGGCCGCTCACCGTCGAAGCGCCTGCGCTCACCGCGATACTGCGGATTTCTGAGAGCGCGAGGGCCACGAACGCCACATCGTCCGTCGCCGCCGTCCCCCCAATCGCGAAATCAGCGGTCCCCGCCGTGGTCTGCCGAATCACGGTCGAATAGAACGCCGCAATCGCAAAGTCCGCGACCGCCGAACAATTCCCATTCGGGGTGAAAGAGGCCGGCGATGCCCCTCCGCCGTAGAGCGCGGCCACCGCCATGGCCGTGCGCCCCCCGTAGGTGAGGGTCACGGAGGGATTCGCGGCGTTCTCGTTGATACTCCCCGAGGTAAACGCCGTGCAGTCGCCGGGCGCACTGAACGACATCGAGACAAAATGAATGTCATCCGTCGTCGCCGACGCGAGATCCGCGCTGACGGTTTGGTTGCCGGTCGGAATCCCAGATCCGAGAAACCAGAGTTCGGCGGCCCCGGGCTCCGTGGCAGTATCCGTCGCGCGCACCACGCGCGTCATCGAGACGCCGCCATAGGTGACCGTCAGGACGTGATCCGTGCTACTCGTGCCATGCACGATCGACACGACGATCGCTGCCGCCGTCCCGCCAGGCACATGGGTCCACGTCTGCGGGTCCGTCGTCCCGGTGCGCTCGACCTCGACGGCATTCAGGAAGGTGATCGCCATTTAGGACGGGATGAACGTATCGCCCGTGAGCGTAATGATGATCGTTTTGCCTCCAGCGACGATATCCGCTTCCGTGATGCTCGCCGTCGCTGTGCCAGTCAGCGCGGCAGATGCCCCCACCGCCTGCCGGATAATGATCTGCGTCCATTTGTGCTGGGCGGCTGCGCTGCCGGCTGCGTTCAGATTCCCCGTCACGCCGACCCCGGACGTGCAAGTCTTATAGCCAGAACATGCGGAAATCGCAGACCCGTAGGTCGCCGTATCCTGCGTTAGATCACTCGACGCCTCAAAAACACCAGACGCGGCCCAATCAGTATCAGAGACCAATAAAACGCCTGTCGCACCAGGCGTCAAGCTCGTCGTATTGATATTGTTCGTGAGCGATCCGCCCTCATTGTTCGCGGTGATACTATCGATGGGAGTCCCGTTGACATCCACGCCTGTCCAGACATAACACTTCGCAGAGAATTGGAGGTCGCCCGAGGCGCCGCCTGTGCGATTGATACTGACCGTCCGGCTCACCGAGGAGGTTGTGCGCGCCGTAAAGATGGCGGAGCCGCCCCCGAGTGTAGCCTCGTCGGCTTCATGCTCAACCTGCTTTGTCCATGTCAAGCCACCTGAATCACTCGCCGTGACCGTGCCCACGTTGGCAGAATTGCCGCCATCATATTGGACGCAAATCGTCAAATAGGCATCGGTCGGCGCAGTAAAACTCGCGGACGTGATCGCCCCGCCCGCCACGACAATGACGCCAGCAAACCGAACGGGGGATGATCCGTCTAATGCAACGGCCATTTAGCCTTGCCTCATGGGCCACACGTCCCTTGCACGCTATTGAACTCCACCGCGCCGACATCCCACGTCCCATCTGTGCCGCGCGTGCAGCCGTTCAGATCGATATTCCAGGGAGCGCCAAGATTCGTGCCCTTATCACGCGGCATCGTCGCGGAAATCGTCGCGAGGATATTGAAGTTATTGGCGGCCTTATTGACGAAGGGGTCCGTGGACGCCGTGATCCCGTTCGACGTCGTGCCACAGGTAATCGTGCTCCCCGCCCCAAAATAGAGATTGTTCCGAGTTTCCCCACCACTACAGGAAGACGCGGAGAAACTCATATTAAAGTCATTATTCCAAAAACTATTGTTGTAAATCCTCAGATTCCCGACCGGCGAATCTTGCGCCGAGATCGCCTTCTGACTGACGCCGTTCTGCATGTTGAAGAAGACGTTGTCGTAAATCTGCCAGTTGTTCCACGGCCCCCCGTCCGAGAACACCACGCCTTCCCCCTGCCGATCGGAGAAGTAACTGTGCCGAACAATCCCGCCGTTAGCATCGTTGATGTAGATGCCGTTCGGGTGATATTCCGGCCAGTTCAAGGGCATGCACTGCCCTTCGTGCATGTATTCGAAGATCAGGTTATCCGTCCCGACCGTGTAGAAGCAGGACTCGACGTTCCAGACGTGCATGTGGCGATAGACGTGCCCGGTGGAATGCGAGAAGCTCACATCCATCACGCCGCGCCCGCCCGTCTGTCCCGTCGTATAATTGACTTCGCCTGGCCCCTGAATGTCGATGTATTCGAAGGTGATGTTGCTCGAGCCATCCCCGTTGTAGAACCGGATCGTGCCGGCAAACGACAACGAGCCCGTGACATCCAAGAACCACCCGTTATCCGCGTCGATCTTCGCCATCGTCAGCGGGAACGTCGATTCCGTATAGACCTTTCGGCCAGAAATCTTAATCCATGCCGAATTAGGGGGGCCTTGAAATTGAATGGACTGCTCGCCCGGCTGCCGCACGGTCGCATCAAATGTGCCGGTCCATCCGGCCGCGCCAGTCGCGGAGGTCGTGTCACTGCGCGCCCGGTTAATATTCAGGACCGTGGTGCTCGTGCAGGATTTGACGGGTTTGAGCGGTTGGGTATACGTCCCCCCCGCCACCCACACTGTCGCGCCACACGGCACCGACGCCCACGGCACCGACGAGAAGCCAGAATACGCATTCGTCCAATTCGCTCCACTCCCTGTGCCGTAGGTTGTGCCGTTCGGGCGCACATAGAAACACGCGACCGCACACCAATTCGTCGGATCGGCGCCACCGCTAACGGTCACGGTGAAGGTTTGTGTATTACTTGAGACGCCCGCCACTTGCACGATCACGCTGCCTGTGGTCGCCCCAGTGGGCACCGTCGCCGTAATACTCGTGTTCGCCCACGCCGTCGTCGTCGCCACCGTGCCATTAAAGGCGACCGAGCTGCCGCCTTTGACGGACCCGAACCCGGTGCCAGTGAGAATCACCGACGCTCCCACCGCCCCGGTATTTGGATTGAGGTTGGTCAGCGTGACGATAATCGGCGGGGTATTGATCCGGACATTCGTGGCCGGATCGGGCACCTGAAAACCTGCCAGCCACGCCACCGCGATCAGGATGCCCGAAAGGGCGAGGAGGGATTGTAGGCGCGTGAGCATGAATTAGCCGGTCGCCACGAGGGCCGTGACCGACAGGATCGTCGTCACATCCGCCCCCACATCGATCCCATCGCTTGCGACATTATGATAGGTGCTCGTCGGCTTGAGATGAAAATCAGCCCCGACCCCATCGGCTTTGTAGTTCACAAACTCCGCTTCCCAGAGGGCCGCGACTTCATAGAAGTTCGGTGCCCCATCCACCCCCGCCGATGAATCCGCAATGGCATTTTTGCTGTAGGTATAGCCACCTGACGTGACCGCATTGAGCGAGGCGAGCCCAGAGGCAAATCCAGAGGCTTTCGTGCCGAAGGTTTCGCGTCGGACCATGTTGTCCACGAACGCAAACCCGGTCATCAGCCCAGAGGTCGGAGGCGGGTCGAGCGTCATCAAGCCCCCGCCTGTGCCGTTGGTCAGATGCACAATCGTGTTGTGCTGAATGACCATATTCGCGACATCGTTGCTCAGGTTGAACGCATAAACCTCGGACCCTTCGCCCCACGGAAACACCTGCGAGTCATAGACGAGGTTGTGCCGATAGGTCAGATTTGTCAGCGGCCCAGGTTGCCCGAAGCCAGCGGTCCCGACTTCGTGCCCATGCACCTCGAGCGCCCCGTCACAGTGCCGCCAGATATTCTTCTCGACGACCAGGTTTTTCGATTGCAGATAGGAGCCCGTGCCGTCCTGATTGACCGACTTCAGCCAGCAGGCATAGCCGGTGCTGTTGCCCTTCCAGGCATACTGAAAAATGTTGCTATCGATCTGGACATTCTGCGCGGCCTTGATCTCGAGTAGATTCTTAATCTGCCAGCGCGTGGCCCCCACCGGCGTATCCGCAATCACCCCGGTGCCATCGTAGACAAAGGGGGATGTCGTCGCGTCATGATATTGGGTCCGCGCCCCGGGGGTCGTGCCATGCCAGACGCGATAAATGGTGGCATTCGGATCGAGTGTCCAACTGACCGTGGCTTTGCCGGTGGTCGCCAGTTTCACGGACACTTCGCGCGATTCGTTGCTGTTGACCCAATTGGTCGGACTGGCCTGATAGCCGTTGGGATTGAACGATTGCACCGTAAAGTAATGCGTCCCTGCCCCCAGGGCGCCAGAGATCGTATCGCCCACGGCGGTGACATTGACCGGGGCCGGTAAGACGCCATCCAGCCAAGCTGGGTCGTTCCCGATCAGATTCCGCTGCACGGTCAGCCCAAACCCGGGGCCCTCCATGCCGAGGATCACGCCCGCGCGCAGACCACCTGGCGTATCTGGCACACCGCCAACGGTCGCCCATGTGAGCGCCCCAGCGGTGCCTGTGCCCGTAATCGTCGCGATGGTGGTGAAGACCCAGACGCCCCCGACTTGCACACTGAGCGCCTGACCGACGACGAGTTCGGAGAGGGTATGCCCAGCCTCCGAACACGTCACATTCGCGCCTGTCGCACTGGCCCCACTCGTAATCGTCATGAATGTGCGGACAGTCGGATCGCCCCCACCAATCAGGATTGGCTCCGTGCCACCACGGAGGAAGTTATTCGTGATCGTCAGCGGGCCATGCCCGTTGAGACCGGAGATCGACTGCGAGTCCTGTCCGACCGACTTGATGTCGTCGATATAGCAATTGCTGATCGTGATAAACCGCCCGTGCGATTCAATCCCGCGCTTCTGCCCGCAGACTTCCCCACCGTGCAGATAGCACTGATCCACGATGATGTGATGCGGTTCATCGCTCTTGAATTGCTGCGTCGAATCCGCGGCGCCGATCTTGATGATCGCGTTGAAGCCGAGCGGCACACCTGGGAACTCGAGATGCCGCAGGGTGTAATTGTTCGCACTCGGCGCGACAATCAGACACGGTTGCCCACTCCCCGGGGACACAATCTTCGGCAGCAAGGCCGCATAGGAGGGATTCGTGCGCCGACCCGTCGCTGGCAGCAGTTGCGGGTCCGCACTCGTGGTGATCGTGATCGGACTCGCCAACACGCCCTTATTGGGCAGCGTCACACTCTCCGTGAACGTCACGCCCGCATCAAGCACCAACGTATCGCCCGCCGCAGCGGCATTCACGGCCGCCTGCACCGTGGCAAACTGCTTTCCAGGGCCAACCGTGCGAAAGACCGCGACGGGAGAGGTCAGGGGCAACGAAAAGACCGGCGACAACCCAGAATCGACCACCCCGGACGGGTAGGTCATTGCCACGGACGTCTGGTAGTTATCGGCCGGCTGCCCGGCATAGAGCGCCGAGACATCCGCGATCACGACGCCGTAGACATCCGCCGTCGGCTTGCCGAGACTCAACGACGCGGCAACCGTCGAACTGCCATTCACGCGTAGCCGCACGGTCACATTCGTGACGCTGGCGTAATTGACGGGAACACTGAAGGACAGGAAACCTTGCGGCACGCGGCCGATCGAGCCAGGCGTGGTCATCGCTGCACTCGCATATTGGGCCGCCGTATCCACGAACGTTTTGACCGCCGACGCATCCGCCGCCGTCATCGTCAACCCAGACGCACTCGCCTCGAGCACCGCCGCGCGCATGTCGGCCTCGAGTTGCGCCCCGATCTGCGCCGGAGTCATCGCACTCCGATTAACGCATCTCGCACCCGCTGCAGCTTCTCATTCGCCGCCGCCAGTTCCTCGCGCTGGATCTCGAGCTCAATCGTGACCTGTTCCCGATCATGCGCGGCCATCATCAGCCGCTGAATAATCGGCCCGTGCGTCTCGGCACTCAACCCGTTCTGGGTCGCCCAGAGCAACGCCTCATTGACCGCCCGATCGAGGCGAGACGCCGCCTCAGGGCCATGCTGCGTGTTGATTGAGATCCCGACCGAGGTGACTACAGGCATGAGACATCGACTCCGAGAATCATTTCGAGGTATTGCACCTTGGCAATCAACGCGTGGATCGCCTGCATGTCCAACGCGACCTGCACCTCCAGCCGGTCATTGAGCGCACGCAACCGCTCGATGATCGCGGCGTCGTCCACGCGCGGCTCGTCCACGTCTAGGTCTCGGTAATCGTGCTCGCCGTCGAGAGCGATGGGGTCACGCCATTTCCGCACGCGATGTTCGGGGTGACCGTCCCGCTGTAGAACCGGACGCCGGCGCCAGAGGTCAGCGAGCCGAGCGCGAAGTGGGTCGCAGTCGCGCCCGATCCGCCCGTGCCGGCCGGGAACGTGATCGCCGCCACCGGACTCACGCTGTTCGTCGTCACCGTCCAACCACCTGAGGTGCGCGCGACCGCGACACGGGCATAGCTCGCGTAGGCGCCGGTCGTGATCTCGTTCGTCGTCTGGTCCCCGGCCGTGCCGGGGTCCGAGGTGTGCAGGCTGGCGAAGATGTTCGTGATGGGCGAGCTCGTCGCGTTGATCGCCACGTTCGCGAACAGGGTCGCATTGAAGATCAGCGCGAGGAACGAATTGGCATACGTCGTGGATTTCGCCATCGGTCAGACTCCTTAAGTCCGTGTCAAAGTTTTGAGTAAACTCGTTCCGCGAAAGCCATTCTTGATAACCGGCTCGTTGAGCGCCCTCCGCACTAACTCAGGACGCTCGACCGAATATTTCAATAGCACCGCGCAGGCCGCACCGATGGCTTCACCAGCAGAGAGATCCCAGAGAATGCGAAGCGCCACCATCTGATCGACGGCGCGCTTCTCGCCAGTATTGAGCGGTGCCGAAGAGACCGGAATCACGAACTGTAATACCCGCGAATGACCCAGGCTTTCGACCCGGCCGAGGTGTTGATCCAGCAGAGATCGACGTTCTGCGGCAAGCGGATCGGCGTGATCATGTTGTCCACGACCGTGGCTTGGGTCGCCGCCGCGGTATACGCAAACCAGATGACTGTCGTGCCCGTGCCACAGACCGTGCCCGTGCCGTATTTCAGCGTGTTGTAGGAATCGGCCGCGATCCCCGCGGCATTGGTCACAGACGTGATATCCGTGATGAACAACGCCCGCCCGGGTTGCGCGGCACAATCCCCACCGACTGCCTGCACTGTCGTGGCCGTCGAGACCGTGACGACGCACCGAATCGGTTCGTGATTCTGTCCCTGGGCGCGGAGGGGCGCAGAAAGCGCCGCCCACGCGCACAGGATCAGGAGAAGCGCGCGTCTCACTTCACCACCGGCGCCGCGGGAGCCTTCACCTTCTCCGGTGGAGGGGCCGAGGTTGGCTTCGGGGGCAGCGTGCCGCCAGGATTCGCTGGATCAGGAACGTTGTTCCAGTCCTTCGGGATCTCATCGGTCCACTTGTCCGCTTTCGCGCGGTCATATTCGTCTTTGGTCGCGACCACGCAATGCTCGCCCTCGGGCTTGTAGAGCATCCGTGGAAATTCGAGGTTCGCCATGACTATCCTTTCGTGAGCGCCCGCCCCGAAGGGCGGGACGCCCTGTTGTGTCACATTACGCCACCGCGGCTGCGAGGCTGCCGAACGCCCACACGGTCACCGCTTCCGATCCTGCCGTGGTGTTCGTCACGACGAACCGGAATTTCTTGCTGACCAGTGTGACCATCGTCAGGACCGCCGAAACGGTCGCAATCGTGGTCTTCGTGACGCCGGTGCCGAGCGCGAGCGTCAGCGTCGTATCGCCGTAGTTGACCACGTCGAGGTCAAACGCCGTGCCGACCTGACAACCAGGAATCGCCGCCACGATGGCGGCGGCCGTCGGGGTCGTAATAGACCCAGCGTCCTGGCAATCGACCGGGAGCAGCCCCTGTAGGAGCTGCGCGGTGGTCATCTGCACGGGCGTCGTCGCCGTGGTCACGGTCATCTGCGTCACGCCCATTGTCGGGAACGTGATCGTCGCGAAGGCCGCGTAGGTTTTCGCCGGAGATGCGGACAGAATGCTCATGGTCGATATCCTTTACGCGGAGGCAACAGCCACGCTGTCGCGGTCATTCCAGAAGTTGCCGAAGCCATACGCGCAATCAATGCGGTTGATCCACCGCATCAGCGTCGGCTCGAACATCCTGAGCACGCCCACGCTCAGGCCGCTGTTCGGGTCGCGCGTCTGCGAGGAGATGACCACCGACCCACCCACCGGGGGCAGATCGAGCGGCACGCCCACGAGCGCGAAGGCGTTCTTGCCCATCGCGATGTTCACGGCGCCGACTTTCCCGTTCGGGGAGGCGGTGCCGGGCCAGAGCGTCAGTGCCGAGGTCGCGACCGGCAGGGCATCCACGTTCTGGAAGGGCGAACCAGGGCCGTAGATGTCCGGCGAGAAGCTGATCGTCGCCGCCGAACCGGCCGCCGTGACGGTCGTCACGTTCGTCACGACGAACTGCTTCAGCGTGCCCGTGCTGCGCTTCGTGTCGTAGTTCACATCGTTCACGGCCGCGATGTTGAACCGATCGCCCGGCTTGAACGTGTCACCCGTGGTCGCCGTCAGCGCCAGCGAGTTGATCGCGGCCGTGCCGGTCTGTGTGGTCGTCACCGTCACCGCACCGGCCCAGGTGCCCGCCGTGTGCCGATAGACGAAGGGCGTCTGATAGGTGTCGTAGCCGTTCGCCTCACCAATCAGGCCCGTCTTCCACATCTTGCTGATCGCATCGGGCGGGTTGAACTGCGAGACCACCGTGGCACGAAGGGCGCGCGTGACGGCCGGCGTCAGGAACATCGCCTTGTCACCGGAGACCGCGCCGACTTCCGCCATGCGCTGTCCCGCGGCACCGTAGACCGCATCAAACGATGCGGGGTTCGTGCCGAGGATGCCGACGACGTTCGGGGTGTTCAGATACGCCCACTTCGCGCAGTCGCTTTCGATCTTGTTCAGGATCGCGCGCTTCGCCGGCGTGATGATGTTGCGCTGAATCGCTTCCTTCGGCCGCGGCAGTCGGAGGGCCGCCTCGAGCGCGTCCCACTCGAAATGCACCTTGGCGACCCGATCCAGGGTCACCGTGGCGTGCCGCGACTGGATGGGCTGCGGGGTGTAGCCGAGCGTGTTGTCGTCGTTCGGCAGAAAAGACTTCGGAAACGGGACTTGAAACGTGTCGCCGATCGGGAAGGGTTTGTTCAGCTCGCCGTTATAGTCCGTATTGAAAAACGGGCCGAACTCCATCGGGTTTGTGACCTGGCGCAGGACTTCCATCGAAATCCACGAGGACACTTCGAACAGGTTGCCGGAAGGATTGGTAGGCATCGCACTTAGATCCCACGCGCGGCCCGATCTTTCGCATCAGCCGCGGCTTTGTATGCCGCGTAATCCCCGGTCTTCACAGCCTGGTCAACAGCATCGGCCGGAGTGGCCGTGCGGTCGCCGAGGCGAGTTGGCGGGGGCGGGGCAGACGTAATCGTGTTGGGCGGCTGAGGGGCCGTCCGGTTGAGCCCGGCTTCTAAGCGTCCAATTTCGCGAATGATTTGGAGCGGGGAGAAGACGGGAACGCCGTTTACGTCGCGGCGCGTGATGCGCGCAACTTCGGCAGGGTTCTTTGAGAGAAAGGCCACCACATCCGGCGCGGTCTCCGGGTTTTCAATGAGGGCCTGCGCGATGATGTTGATGGGCTGCATCGGGACGCCAACCGGGACGGCTGCGGCCGGAATCAGCGCGTCAACAAGGGCCGGATCAAGACTAGCCTGAAATTTCGGGTCTGCGGCGGTGCGTGCCGCGAACACATCAGCCGTAGCCTTAAAGGCGGTCCTTAATGCCGTTTCTGCGGATTCCCGCTGGGCGCGCGTCTGCGCCTCGGCGGATTCTTTCTTGCGTTCTTGCCGGGCATCCCAGCGGTTCACGTCCCGGGTGTATTTCGGGTCGTATTCGCCGCCGGGATACTTCGCGAGGTCGGTCGGATTCGGCTCCGGGTCATCCTCGGTCGTGCTGACAGGCGCCACGGGAGCGGAGGGGGGAGGGGTCTGAGGCGCGAGCGCTGACCGACGGGCCAGTTCAGCCTCGACCCCTTGGCGAATCTTCTCGTTCAGCTTCTGTTGACGCTTGGAGATCGTGCGTTCTGGCGCCGCGACCACGCCTTCGGGCTCCGGATCGGCGTCATCCGGTTCGGGCTCGTCGTCCTCAGTCGGCGGAACGGGTTCAGGATCAGGCGTCGGCGGTCGGACAGGCACTTCCCCGGTTTTGCGCCATTCCATCAGGTCAGCGGGCGAGAGTTTCGCCAGGACATCGCTCTGACTTGTGGGTTCAGGCGGCGCGGGTGCCGGGGCCGGTGTGTCCATAGATCCTTCGTCTAGTGTGAGTGCGGCGCGAGTATAGCACCCTTTGTGCCGTTGTTACGCGGCAATCTCTAAGCCAAGATCCTCGTCGAGTCCCATCCAGAACGTTTCTTCCGCCTGCGCTTGCACGTAGGGATTGAAATCTCTCACGCCAACCGTCTGACTGGCCGCTGCGCCACGAGCCACACCCACGCTCACGGAGAGCGCAGCCGCATGCCCGATCACGCGCGCGTGGCCCTTGAGATGGCTCACCGCAACGGACGGCTCAATGGGGATCTGAGTCTTTGACCACCACTCCCACCGGTGCCCGGGTTTCAGCCGGCCACCGCCCACCGGCGTGGTCGTCACAGCGGTCGAGGAACCAACACCATCGACGGCGCAGGAACCATCGGCACTGCCGATCGACGCGCCCCCGACATCCTGCGAGACGCCCGACGCGAGCGAATCGCCCGCAACCACGCCAACCCCTGTAAAGAGTGCCAGTCCGGTGGCTGTCACTTGTGACAGGCCCGCACTCGCACCAATTGACAGGTCTGCGGCTTGCCCGATGCCCGCCACGGTCGCAGATCCAGCCGTCGCGCCAACGCTCACAGCTGACGCAAGGCCCGTCGCCACAACCGTGCTTGAGCCCGTGACCAGGCCCGTGACCAGGCCCGTGGCCACGGCTTGTGCGGTGACCGTCGATGACCCCGAGGACGCGCCCGTGCCTTGACTGGCGGCCTGGCCGACCGCTGTTTCAATCGAATCCCCGAGCGCGGCCCCGTCGCCGCTACTCAGCGCACTCGTCTGGCTGATCGTGAACGTCGGTGTGGCGACGATCGGGAGGCCCGAGACGAGGGCGCTCCCGGGAATCGTGACGGTTAGGGTCTCCAGCGCGGTGATGTCGTAGGTGCTGAGCGCCGGGAGGGTAATCGTGACGACGGTATCGGACGTGCGGACGACCGCGGAGTCGGGGATGCTGTCGCGGAGCGCGTCCCAGCCGGTCGCTTCTGATTGGGCCGAGTCAATGCCGGCAAGGATGGCCCGAATGACGCCGTTGAAGGCGAGGGAAGGAATCCCCGCGTCTGTGGTGTGGTAGAACGTGCCGACGCGGTGAACGACGTTGAGGCCGTGTCCGGTCGGGGTCGGACCGCCGGGCTTACTCATGCAAACGTGGCGAGTAGCATGATCTCGTTATAGATGGCCTTTCCATTCGGATAGTCGCGGTCGAATTTCGCGGCCAAATCCGCGCGTGCTTGCAACGTCTGGTATTCTGGCATCGAAGCGGGCGTTACCCCGCGCTCTTTCGCCGTCGCAAACAGCGCGTTCACTTCCTCCGGCGTCGGTGGCGGCTTGTAGCCCATCATGTACCGCACGGACTCCGGCTGCTGACTCAACGGCTTGTCCCAGTCGAGGAACTGATCGGGGTGCGCCGTGATCGCCACCTCGTAGGTACGGCCACCAGGTTTGATGACCGCGCCAGAGGATTGCCACTGCTTGATCTGTTGAAGAATGGCTTCGCGTTGCGGGTCATCACCGAGGCCCTTCGCCGCGTTCCTATGCGCAAAGGCCAGCGGATCGGCGATGTCATTCCGTGCGGCGGCATCTTGCACCCACGCCAACGCTCGGACCTGTGGCGTGCCTTTATAGGTCACCGCCCGCCCATTGCTTGAGACGATATTTCCGGAGGGCTCATGGACTTCGTAGTCCGTCAGCGCCTTTCGGTAATTAGCGGCGACGGCTGGGTTCTCCGCGAAATACAACCCGTGTCCGTAGGCTTGTGCGCCTTCGCCCGTCCCGATCTTGCTCGTGTCGAACTGCGTGAAATCGTGCGGGCTTCCGTGATACGCCTTGATCGCCTGCATGAAGCGCGGATATTTCTTGCTCAACACATCGATCAATCCGCCCGACGCAGGACCCACGTCCATCGTGTTCATGCCCACTGCCATGACCTGATTGGGATCATCGAGGCCCAACAATTTTACTAAGGTCCGCAAGGGCGCCCGATAGGCCGGGTCCATGACGCTGGCGTTCTCCGGACGCAACCATTGTGGCCAGAGGGGCGAATCTTCAATCTTCGGAAGAACAGGGCCAGGCATGCTAGTCAGTCACCGGCGCATCCGTAAACGCCGTGACGAGGCCGTTGTTCGGATCACGCTCAAATACGCGGCGCATCTTCGTCGGCTTCGCCTCTGGGGTCGGTTCCGATTTCTTCTTTGCCGCGCCCGCTTTCGGTGGCGTCAAGGCCCCAGATGCGAGCGTGTTGTTCAAGTCCTGCTCGCCCTGTGCGAGCGCGTGCCCGTGCTGCTGATCGCCTTGTTCCAACGTATGCGCGTGGTCGGCTTCGCCAGAGGCCAGCGCCGTGGCGTGCTCCAAGGCCGTCATGCCGACTTCGTGCGCGCGGTCGAGATGCGCCTGTGTAGCGTCTTCCATCTGCGCGCCGAGCCGGGCGCGTTCCTCCAGAAACAGCCGCGTCCGTTCGGTCTTGGCTGACAGTTCAGCCACTGCCAGCTTTGTCTCACGGTCCATGGCGGCTTGGCGTTCCTCACTGGCTAATTTCATCATCTGCACGGCCATCTCTTTATCGGCATCGACGTGCGATTGCGCCAGCTTGGCTTGGGCATCGACTTGAGCTTTCTCGAGTTGCCCCTGCTGCTCGATCTGTTTCGTCGTGATCTCCTGCGTCAGCTTCTGAATCATGCCGTTCAGCTGCTGAATCTGTTGCCCCGCCTCCTGCACTTGCTGCATTAACTGCTTGGGATCAGGCGCTTCACCGGGCTTCGGCTTCTTGAACTGTGGCGGGGTAATCCGATCGGCGAGTTCCTCAAGAATCGGGTTCAACTGCCCGACGCCCATCGTGCTCGCCTGCGCCTTGACCACCAGATCCGGGGCCATCTGCTGCACCACGGGCAACGACATCAGGTTGACCACGAACTCCGAAACCGCCTCGCGCTGACTATCGGCCGCCGGCCCACTCGAGACCGTGACGAGGTATTTCCCCTTCGTGCTGACCCCGGACATATTCGGGTCGGCGCCCTGCGGCTGGCGGGCTTTCCATGCCTCGACAGCTTGCTGCAATTGCATCGGGTCTGGATATTGCTGCTGGGTTGGTTGCGGGTCGTTGATCCGAACAATCGAACTGTTCCCGAGCGCGTCACGGACGCCGGTGTTCCGTGCGGCATCGTAAATCTTGTCGCAGAGGTCTTCATACATGACCCCGAGGTGCCGGATCATGTCGTCGTAGTGGTCGGAGAAATGGAAGCTGCCGATCTGCCCCGACTTTTCAATCTGTTGCAGCGCGACCCCGGACTTCTCGTTGTGCCGCTGGGCCTGGGTCGGCAACGGCGAACCCATGATGGCCGCCTGAATCGACCGCCGCTTGCCTTCAATCGCAATTTCGATGTTCTGAATCGGGGGATCCCAGCTCTGCCGCTGCGGCAAGGGAAGGATCTGTTGCTGGCCCGTGATCTCCGTGGTCGGGTTGGCCTCGAGATACGCCACCGGTTCATGCGCGGCCCGTTGCCATTCCGTGGGATTCGCAAACTGCCCCGTATAGCCGATCCACGAATTGCGCGGCACGGCGCCCACGATTTCCGCCTCGCACGTCTCCATGTAGGCATGGGCCATGATGGGATCGCGTGCGAGGCGCATCATCGAGAGAATGATCCGCTTCCCTTCGACGTAAATCACCTTCCCGAGACAGCAGGCAAAGGGGATGTATTGCCCTTTCCACTCGTTCGTCTCGAGGATTTCCACGCCGTTCGTGATGTATTGGGTGACCTTATAACGTGACACCTTGCGCTGACGCTCGATCTTCTTTTCGTTCAGATCCTTGACATCATCCTCCATGACCTCTTGCCCGTCATAGAGCAGCAGCCGTGTCGAACCCGCCTCTTCCTTCACCCAATACTCGGCCACCGTGATCTGGTCAGTCTTCGGAAACCACGCCCGTGCGAGCTCAATCGCTTCCTTCGTGAAGTCGCGCACCTTGGCCTTCGGCCACCGGCGCTTGAACTCCTCGACCGGAAAGGTTTCCTTGAAAAACAGATACCGCAGATCACTCCCATCCGGCCGCTTGAAATGCGGGTCAGGGAGCACCATGTTCGGGTTCGGAATGTCCTCGAGCCACAGCTCCTGGTTGAACGACGTGTCGGTCTCTTCCTTCGTCGTCCATCGGCACCACCCGTAGGACCGTTCGACGCAGTTCTGAAACGCCGTCGTATAGGCGAGCTGCGCGTGGCTGCGGTATTCCGTCTCGCGCGCCTTGTTCGCGTAGAACTCGGCGCCCGCATCCGTGGCGTCGTTCCCAGCCGGAGCGAACTTCATTGCGCGCGGATTGGCGCGAATGGTGTTGATGACCTGGTTCAGATACTGGCCGGCTTCATCGAACGAGAGGCAGGGGCGCCCGGCGGCTTCGCGCGCTTTGCGGTCTTTCTCATCCCAGGGATCACTGGCCACATAGGCCATGTCGGTATCCCCTTCGTCACGGATGTCTGACCAGGCCGATTCGGCCGCATCGTAGCGGTCGCGGATCTCTTTCAGGAGATCGTCGTCTGACTCGCTCACGGCTTACGCTTGGGATGAAGGAATTTTCCGAGGTTCGCGCCGTGGTGGGAGGGTTTCTTCTGGTCGGCCTCGTGTTTGGCGTCCATAGCCCGGCCCTTGGTGGTTTCCTTGTTGCCGTGCATGGCGCCCATGTTGTTCATCGCGCCATAGACGTAGTGCGCGAGGCTGCGGCCCGTCATGCCTTCAGACGCACCTTGAGCCTTCAGCTTGTCTTCAAGGAATCGGGGCATGCGTCCTCGTGCCGCAGAGTATACACCCTAACCCCACGCCGTTGGTGGTCGATACGGGGGCGGGGCCGGCGCAGCCGGGGCGACAATCTGCGCGAACGTCAACGCCAGCGCGTCCCCTTCATCTGGACTCTCGACCCCGCGCACCTTCATCTCCTTCTTGCTTTCGAGCCAGATGCGCTGCTTCAGTTCTTCCCGCAGGCCTGGTCCCATCAGGTCCTGCTCGAGCCGCGGGCTGGTATCAATCGACCCGACGAGGAGCCAGTCTTTCATCTGCGCCCACATGAAATCACGCATGTATCTCATTTTGGGGTTCGGGCTGTCGGCGCCGAAGTTCACTTCCAGGACGTTCCGGTGCCCCAATGCTCGTAACCGTGTTCCAATGGCCCCGGCGATTCCAGCCGAGTCCAGGAAGAGCATTGAGACTGATTTACCGTCGTATTTGGCGCTGAGGATGTCCGCGAGTCGATTGGTAAGCACACTCGGGTCGCGCGTAAGCTCACCAGGTATCCGGATGGGCTTGATCGAACTCGCATCCCGACCCCGTCGAAAGCGTATAACGTTGCTGTCCGATCCGCCCCAGGCCAAGTCGCATCCGGCGATAAGAGGTTCGTCCGATAGAACGACAACCTTGCGTTTCTGCGCCGCGAGAATACGTGCAGAATCGATGAACTGTGCGTCCTCAGCCACTGGAGGCAATCCACGCACACGGACACGAAATCGATCACTATCCTCTCCATAGTCTTCCTCTTGCTCTTTGATGAGTTGTTTGTTCGGGAACCGGCAATTGCGCGCATCAATGACCCACGTCTTCCACCGCTTCCCCTTCCCCCCGAACACGATGTCGTAAAACGCCCCGCGGCGCCGAGTCGGGTTCCCAAAGAGAAACTGCATCGGCTCGCCGTCCGTCAGCCCGCCTTCGCTCACCTCGTGGATGATGTCCGGCACGTTGCTGTCTTCGTCGTTGACATAGAAGCTCGTGCTCGCCACGTTGTGCTGGCCGGCGAAGGCTTCGGAGTTGTCCGGGTCGCACGTCTGCGGGCTGCATTTCCAGCTTTCCCGATAGCCCTTGCGATACATGATGCTCGAGTTCACCTCGAACCAATGGGCCGTCAGGCTGCGCTTCGTCCACGTCTGGATGGCCGCCCAGGTCTTGTCTTGGAGCTGGGTGTTGGTGTTGGCCGTGATGACCCCTTTACAGTCCCGTCGAGTGGACATGAGGAAATTAACCAACATACCTGTGAGGGCGCCTTTCCCGATACCATGACCGCTAGACACGGCAGCCCGTATGGGCATGACCGGATCCACGCCATTGAAACGTCGGGCCTGAATCTCACCGCCGAGCCATTCGAGGAACTCGCATTGCCAGGTATCCGGCTCAGAATAGGCTTCTAAGGGGCCTGGTTGCCCCCACGCGAAGAGATCGCGCACATAGCCGAGGGGATTCTCATAGTAGCTGCCAACCAGCTCGTGCAGCTCGAGTTCAGCATCCCGGACGCTACTCGGCTGAACCACGATGCTTCGCCTTGATACGGTCCAGAGCGGACAGCAGGGCGTCGGCGGCCGTCAGATTGATGTCCTGTGATTGTTCCTTCGGTCGGTCGATCGCCCGATTGAGGAGGTCGCTAAACGCCTGCACGCTTGGATCTTTCTCCCAGACCTCGATCGTGTTCTCGTCCTGATTCACGGTCTCGAGGTTCGTCACGCGCTCAAACTTGCCGGTCTTCTTGTCCCGGTAGACCAGATACTGTAAGCCCTTCGCGTTCGCCACCTGGGCCGAGATGAGATCGGGCAGATGTTCCGTGACGGCCTGACGCACCAGTTCTCGAGCCGCTTCCTTCGCGAGCGTCTTCGACCATTTATGGCCAGTGTCGCCCTTCTGGCGTGGCTTTTGTCCCGGCCGTAACCCGCCGTGGCCTTTAGCCAAAATAGCCAACCATTATGGTTGAAGCGGATGGAGTCTGACCCACCAGCAGATGCGACAGTCAAGGCCGGGGCAGCGATGGGGAAACGCCCCGAGCTTGAGCACAGGTTGCGCGTGGGGCCAATGGGTCATGCGGTGGCCTGTGCGATATCCCGATCGTGGAGCCAACGGGCGAGCCGCCCAAGTGGCTCAGCGGCCTCAATCGCCGGCGTGCCGTTCTTCATCAATCGGTGCCATTCGCGTGAATAAGCACATCCAGAACAGTCGCAATGAGGCCACGGCACGATAACCATGACCCGACCACAGCGATACGACGCTCGGGTTTTCTGTAAGCGATGCTCAGGCATCAGGGCACCGGCGGAAGCCCGTATTGGGCGCGATATTCGTTGACGTGCTTGGTGAAAGATTCTTGCCAGTCGAGGCCATCGACGTAGTGATCCCAGGCGGCTCTCGAGCTCATCACGCTGATCATGCCCCCATCCGCCAAATGAAGGCCGTGGAGGGCGAAATACTCGTCATTCGCCTGATTGAGCGCGAGGCCGAACTGGACGCTGATGGCTTCGTCATAGGGGGTTACGGTGAAACGACAGGAGTGCCGGGGGCGCCCGGGGCTCGAAACACGACCCGTGCAAAAGGGGCGGAGGGTTGGCTGACCCCCTCACCGCCCGGGCCAATCGCGGCAATCGTCGCCGTATAGAGACAATTCGCCGGGAGGGAGCCCAGAGCCGGCAGCGCCGTCGTCGTGATGATATTACTGACGGGGGTCGGTTTGCCCAGATTGACCGCCGTTTGCGCCGCACAGGACGCCGGCACGGCGGCGAGAAAGCGCACCTCATAGCGGGTCAGGAGCGGGGTGCCATCGGCGGCCGTGGTCGCCTGGTCCGCACTCGCGGCAAAGACCAAGCCCTTCGTGGCATCGACATTCGTGACCGTTTGCGCCTGAAGGCTCGAGGCAAGACACACCAACACGAGCACGAGGGCGGTTTTCATGCGGCTGAGTCTAGCATGATACCCCATCCGACGCGCCCGACAGCGCCCACAGCGCGAGAACTTTTCCGACTTGACGCCGCAGTCCACGCAGCGGCCGTTCGCCTGACGACGGCCGTAGCGGGTAACCTGATAGGCTTTCTGGCGCTGGGTCATGGTCCCTCCAACTGCCGGATCAGCCGCAGGACCGCCCGTCGCGCGCTCCACGGCCGTTTTCGGTCTAATCGCTCATACAGGGCGACGGCACTGCCTGCCGTCCAACGGATCATGGCTGCAACTCCGTGAATCGACACACAATATGCGCGAGCGCACGATAGCGAACTCCCCCGATGCTCGACCAGAAATAGCGGGGAAAGACTTCAGCGATGCCGTTCGCCGTCGTCGTGCGAGTTGAATCAATCTGGTCAACGTCGATGCCGCTGTAGACGTAACGGACCTCACGCCAGCCATCGCCAGTCCGCTCAGTCCGCGATTCAAGCACGATCGGCATTGGTCTCTCCGTTTCTCCACCGGGTGAGGAGCCGGTGAGGTTGCCAGTCTCGCTCGCGCATCGGTCCCCCGAAAACAAAAAGTGCTAGAACAAATTCCTGTTCCGCGTTGCCGACCAACGAGGTGCGCACGTCGTCCGGTCCACGCGATCGGACCGCAACGAGCTACGTTCCCGCGCTGACCGGAACCGTGTCCCATGTTGCTGGTTGGTGGAAATTCACCGTCCACGGGGTTCCCTCTCGCAAGCCACTCACCAACGCCCACCATGACTGGCCGCGAAACACGAACAGGCCATTCTTCTCGTATGAGACCGAGACTGATTCGTCTGGCGACGGGTCGATCGCGTCGAGTATTTCCCCAAGCTTGTTGCGATCGATGACGAACGTCTTCAGCATCGCGGGTCGGTTCTTGGTCCGCCCGCACTCCGTGCATGGGCGACCGCCCTCACCGTCACACGTCGCGCAGTCTGCCTGATGGTAGTCTCCACAGTCGGTGCATTCGCACTCGTAATTACCGCTGCCGTCGCACTCGTCACATTCAATCGTGCCGGTGCTTCCGCACGTCTCGCAGTGCTTCGGGAGTGGTCCGACAAACGACAGTATGGTAGAGGCCGACACCACCTCGACGGCGTGCTGTTCGCCGTTCACCCATTTTGCGAAGAGCGACGCGAGGATGTCGGGCAGCGGTGGCAACTCGCCAGCGATCGAGGCGCGAGGCACGGCGAGCAAGATGTGCGCATCCGTCGCGACGGCCCATTCACCGCTCTCCCACGGCCCCTTCGGCAAGGGTGGATCGCGGTAGTCATGAAACTTCGCGGAGATGTCCATGAGGCCCTGTAACAGATCGTTGCTCGCCTTCATCGCGTTCTCCCCTCTCAACGGACATTGACTCAAGCTCGGTCGCATCGCTGCGGTAGCACGAGCCTACAAGTTAGCTTTTACCGTCCACGCGCGTATGATCGTCGTTCTTCTCTTGTTCTAACGGTCGGGGTCGGGCGAGGGCCGACGCCTCGACGTCTGAAACGGACCCACGCTCGCCGTGGTACCAACAAAATCCGTGTGCGTTTCCTATGAGCCGTGGATCGTCAAAGAGCATCAGCCGTCCGCAAATGAAGCAGGCTCCCACGAGCCACTTGACCGGATGCCGAACAATGAGCAGCCAACGGGCCATCTATTTGTCTTCCGGCGTCCGGGCGAGGGCCGACGCCTCAGCCACCCCCGGTTCTGTGGGTAACGGCATCCAGTGCGTCGGTGGATCGCCGTCGCCTTCCAAGCATTCCGGTGCCGCCCATTGCTGAATGCCGTGGAAACCGAAATAGCCGATAGTCGGTCTGCCTTTGCACCAGAACGGCCACCAGAGCAGCACGTTCGTGCCATCTTTCGGCGCAGTCTCTATCGGTTGCCAGTCTGGCGCAGGGGCCACGCCGTCTAATACTTTCAAAGCGTCCGAGCAGATGATCTGTAACGCACGCCGATAGACGTTCGCTGAAGCATCTGGATCGCTTTGAGCCGTCATCGCATCAGCGGCAATCCGCTTCAGAGCCTCACGCTCTAATCGGGGCGCGGGGGCTGGTGGGAGGGCGGCCCGCTCGACCGCCGTGAACGGATACGGATGAATGCCGCGCAGGGCCATGTCCTCAGCATGAAGGTCCGCGAGCGCCTTCGCAGCGTCGTGGTAGCCCATGCCCCGCAGCCAGTGAATCGTAGACGCATGCTGCCCATCGTTGAACGTTGGGGCGTCTCCCTCGGCCACCGCGGCGTCAATTTCAGCAATGACCACGTTGAGTGTTTTCCAGATAGCTTCAACCTCTAGGCGTGCTCTAGGAGTGTTGGCGCTCTCGACAGTGCCGTCTTTGAACGCTTGCATCTTGTCTCGCAGCTCTCGGAGCGGACGGCGATCAGCGGCACTCATCGAGTCTCCCTCGGCCAACGCGGCGTCCTTGTCAGTCATCGTCGCAACTCCGGATAGGCCACGCTCGCCGTGATGCAGGCGCCGACCTTGTGCTCCGTGACCGTCTTTGTCTCCACGACGAACCGCCCACTTAGGAGCACGCGCACTCGGTCCAACACGCTCAGAACCGCAACCGTCTTCGTGACCACGCAATCCTCGTAAGAGGCTGGCGCGTCAGGGAGTTCGCAGTAGCGCGAAGGGTAAAGCTTGAACCGCAGACGCTCTCGCCACGTCCACGGCGTATCGACGAAGTAATTCTGTTCAGTCATCAGCAGATTCCTTTCGGGCTCTCGGAGCGGACGGCGATCAGCGGCACTCATCGAGTCTCCCTCGGCCAACGCGGCGTCCTT